AGAGCATGCGCAGAAAAGCCTATAAAAATAGGGGTTTTCGCATCGTGACGCACGAAAACACCGTAAAATTAGGCACAAAACGCACGCATGCCAGAATGGCACATACCCCCCTGGGTGGGTGGGGTGGTGGTAGGTTCTCCCGGCGATTGTGAGCGACCGCGACCCATGTGATCCGTCCCTAAAAAATGCCTCGTGAAGGGTCGTTTTGGCAGTCGGCCGGCCGGGGTGGGGGCATGGGGACTAGGTTCTCCCTGGCCCACCAACGGGTCAGTTCAGCCGCGAGCAGCCAAGAAAAAACACTGTGTTACGCCTGCCTTTGACCCCCTGATGTCCAAACCCAAGCCAACCAAGCCGGCCGCCTACGAACGCGAGAAGCAGCGGGCCGCAGCGGCGCGGCGATCGGTCTCGGCGAAGGGTCGCGAGATCGGCGACTTGCCGGCGGTCGCGGACCCGAAGCGGCGGGCGTCGTGCTCAAAGGACTTCCGCCTATTCTGCGAGACGTACCTCGCTGAGTCGTTTCCGTTGGCGTGGTCGCCTGACCATTTCACGGCGATCCGCAAGATTGAGGGGGCCGTGCTGCGGGGCGAGCTCTTCGCCTTCGCGATGCCGCGCGGCTCTGGCAAGACCACGCTCTGTGAGTCGGCCTGCCTCTGGGCCATGCTCTACGGCCACCGGCCCTTCATTGTCTTGGTGGGTGCCGACCAGACGATCGCGTCCGCAATGGCGGACTCGCTCAAGGCCCAGATCGAGAACAACGACACGCTCCTGGAGGATTTCCCGGAGGCCTGCTACCCGGTGCGAAAGCTCGACCGAATTGCCCAGCGGGCGAAGGGTCAGACCTATCACGGCAAGCCCACCGAGATCAGCTGGGCCGCGGACCAGGTGACGCTGCCGTTCATCGCTGGCTCGCCGTCAGCCGGGGCCTGCGTGCGGGTGGCCGGCATCACGGGCCGGATCCGCGGGCTCAAGCACACGCGGCCCGACGGGAAGACAATCCGCCCATCGCTGGTGCTGATCGACGATCCGCAGACCGACGAGTCGGCGAGCAGCCCGTCGCAATGCGCGACGCGGGAGAAGATCCTCAGCGGCGCCATCCTCGGGCTCGCCGGCCCCGGGACGCGGATCGCGGGCCTGTGCACGATCACGGTGATCCGCCCCGACGACCTGGCCGACCGCCTGCTCGACCGGGCGAGACATCCGGCCTGGCAGGGCGAGCGGACAAAGCTGGTCTACGAATGGCCGACAGCCGACGACGTGTGGCTCGAGTACGGCGAACTACGCCGCACGGGTCAACGCAACGGCGTCGGCACGGCCGAGGCTGACCAGTTCTACGCCGAGCGTCAGGCCGAGATGGACGCCGGGGCCAAGGTCGCGTGGCCCGAGCGGAAGAACGAGGATGAACTGACGGCGATCCAGCACGCGTGGAATCTGCGCATCGACCGCGGCGAGTCGGCCTTCTGGTCTGAGTACCAGAATCAACCCGTCGCTGAGGACGTGGCCAGCGACAAGCTCGACAAGCGTGCCCTCGCGACCCGTGTCACGCCGCTAGAGAAGGGCCGCGTGCCGGCAAATCACCACCGGCTGACCGCGTTCATCGACGTGCAGGATCGCCTGCTGTTCTGGCTGGTGGCGTCGTGGTCCGACCAGTTCGGCGGACACATCGTGCAATACGGCACGTTCCCGGATCAGGGCGTGAGCTACTTCGAGGCGGGCAGTGCCAAGCGGACGCTCGCGAAAGCCTCGGGCGTCGAGGGCTTTGAGGCGGCGCTCAACGCGGGGCTGGAGAAGCTGACTCAGACGCTGTTTGCCAAGGACTGGGTCCGTGAGGACGGGACGGCGATCCGCATCGGGCAGATGATGATCGACGCCAACTGGGGCAAGAGCACGCAGACGGTGCGGACGTTTGTGAAGCGGTCGCCGTTTGCCAACGCGATCCTGCCGAGTCACGGCCGCGGCATCGGTGCGTCGAGCCCGGGGCTGAACGACCGCAACAAGGCGAGGGGCGACCGGCTCGGGCTCAACTGGCGGATCGGCTCGGTCAACGGGCAGCGATCGTGTACGTACGACACGAACTTCTGGAAGACGTTCACCGCGGCACGTCTACGGCTGGCGACCGGCGATCCCGAGGCGATTGTCTTCCACCAGGGCGAGCACGACCTTCTCTTTGATCACCTGACGAACGAATACCCGGTGCGTACCGAGTCTGCTCGAGGTCGCGTCGTGGACGAGTGGAAGCTCTCGGGCACTCGGTTTGAGAATCACTGGTGGGACTGCCTCGTCGGTGCCGCGTGTGCCGCGAGCATCCTAGGCGTCGAACCGACGGCCACGGAGTCGGGCGGCCGGCGGCGGCGCAAGGTGGAGATCCCGGCTGGGCATGGCGGGCAAAAGCGGATCACTGTACGGAGGCTAGGGGCATGAGCACGATCACGATCACGACGGTGGACGGGTTGAGCCGGCAGGACAAAGTCGCCATCGTGCATCGGCTCACATGGCCGGGCAGCGAGTTTCAGCAGGAGGTGGCAGGCTGCCTGCGAGAGGTGGCGTCGAGCTCAACGCCAATCGCCGTCTGGCACGACTGCGGCACACTATGGGCGTGGGCGTGCTCGCATGTCTGGAAAGACATGCAGACGCTTGAGATGTTCACTGACGAGCGGCATCGGGGCACGGGCAAGGCTTTTGTGCTCTCTGCGGCGCTGGCAAGTGTCCGCGTGATTGACCGCAGCTACCGGCTGGCGGTGTTTTCGCCCACCACAGAGTCGATCGCTCGTCGGCTGGGCTTTGCCCAGGTGCAGCGGTTCGAGCGCGACTGGCTGCCGGTCAAGTAGCCACACCCCCTGCGGGATAGCCCCTCTGGCCCCGTACCGTCGCCGATATGAGCGACGAAGTCTCGGACGCACTGAAGACTGCGGCACAGCAGCCGAAGCGCGTGCGCACTGACGCAGGCGAGGTGGAGGCCCACGATCTGGAGCAACAGATCGCGGCCGACAAGTACCTCGCCGCCAAAAACGCGACCCGCTCCACCAACACGCATCGCGGCCTCCGCTTCAACCGAATCATCCCGCCGGGCACGATTTGATGGGCCTCTTCGGCAATCTCTTTCGAGGCCAGCAGAAGCCCCGCCCGGCGGCTGTGCCAGTGGTCCGTGCCAAGTACGACTCGGCAGAGCGTGGCGACGATTATCGCCACTGGGCCAATGCTGACGCCTTTGCGGCCGACGCCGCCCTGTCGCCGTCCGTGCGACGGACGCTCCGCAACCGGGCTCGCTATGAGCGGGCGAACAACTCGTACCTCGCCGGGATCTCTGCCACGCTGGCCAACGACCTGATCGGCACCGGCCCCCGGCTGCAGCTAGACAGCGGCGACGCAGAGGCCGATCGCATTGTCGAGCGGCTCTTCTTCGATTGGGGCTGGTCTGTCGATCTGCCGGCCAAGCTGCGGACTATGCGGGAAGCCCTGGTGACCGACGGCGAAGCGTTTGCCCTCATGATCACGAACCCCCGGCTCGCGGGCGTGACGCTCGACATCCGGCTCGTCGAGGCCGAGATGGTGGCGACGCCGACCGAGCTGATGTCGCAGACGATCACGCCCGAGGGCAACACTGTCGATGGCGTCGAGTTCGACCAGATCGGCAACGTTGTGGCCTACCAGGTGTTGAGCTACCACCCCGGGGCGAACTTCCGGGTCAACACGCTCGACTTCCAGCGGGTGCCGGCGGCGCAGATGGTGCACTGGTTCCAGGCGTCGCGGCCCGGCCAGCATCGCGGCGTGCCGCAGGTGGCGCCGGCTCTGAAGCTCTTCGGCCAGCTGCGTCGCTACACCGAGGCCGTGATTGCCGCAGCCGAGACGGCGGCCGACCTGGCTGCGTTCATTCACAGCAATTCGCCGGCCGCCGAGGTGGACGAGGTCGATGCCTTCGCCGCCCTGGAGATCCAGAAGCGGACGCTGACCACGCTGCCTGAAGGCTGGGACATCAGCCAACTCAAAGCCGAGCAACCGACCACGCAGTACCCGGCGTTCGTGCGGGCGATCCTTGGCGAAATCGCCCGCTGCCTGCAGTTGCCGTACAACGTCGCCGCTCTCGACAGTTCGTCCTACAACTACGCTTCCGGCCGCATGGACCACCAGGTTCACGCGATGAACCAGCGGGTCGAGCGCGACCAGCTTGAGCGGACGATGCTCGACCGCACGCTCTCGGCGTGGGTGAACGAGGCCAGCCTCGCCGGCATCCTGCCCGAGGGCATGCCGCCCTTCAGCGAATGGAATTGGGGCTGGGTGTGGGACGGCAAGGACCACGTCGATCCGGGCAAGGAGGCCAACGCCGCCGAGACCCGGCTGCGGACACTGACCACGACGCTCGCAAGCGAATACGCACGGCAGGGTAAGCGGTGGGATGTCGAGCTCCGGCAGATCGCCGCGGAGCGAGACCTCATGCGTGAACTTGATCTTCAGATGCCGACAGTCCCCGGCATGGCCCCGCAACAAGACGGAGCCGACGCATGAGAGACGTTGAGTACGAGTACGACGACGAGTACGGCTGCGACCTCATGGAGTTCCTGTGATGAGCAACACGATCAAGCTCGATACCGCCGTGACGTTCCTGCAGGCCGCCGAGGGCGAAGCCTCTGCCGGCCCGAAGCGGTTCAGGATCCTCGCGTACACCGGCGCGCAGATTCGGCAGGGCTGGAGCCGTGAGCCCGTCGTGATCGACGTAGAGGGCATGCAGCTGCCGGCCACCGTGCCCGTGGTGCTCGGCCACGACTACTCGCTCGGGTCGATCCTCGGCCAGGGCGTGCCGCGAGTCGAGGGCGGCCAGATCGTGGTCGAGGGCGAGATCCTCGCGAAGAACCCAAACGCCGACCAAGTGCTCGCGTTGGCAGATGCCGGCTACCAGTTCCAGGCCTCGGTGGGTGCCGACGTGCGGCGCCACCAGAAGATCGACGCCGATGGCGTCACCACCGTAAACGGTCAGGCCCACGTCGGGCCGGTCCGCATCGTCAAAGCCTCATCGCTGCGTGAGGTTTCGTTCGTCACTCTTGGCGCTGATGCAGCTACCAGCGTCGCCATCGCGGCTGAGTCCGCGGAGGAGCTTTCTATGGCGGATCACGCCACCCAGAAGCCCACGGACGAGGTCGTGCAGACCCCGGTCGTGGCGGCCACGGCGGAGGTCGCCGTGGAGAGCCCCAAGGTCGAAGCCGAGATGAGCGACGAGCTCAAGGCCAAGATCGAAATCCTCACCCAGAAGGTGGAAGACATGCAGAGGCTCAACGCGACTCGTGACGAGCGCCCCGCCGCCCCGGCGGTGCATGTGGCGAAGGACTCGGCCCTCACGGCCGAGGTGATCGAGGCCTCGTTCGCTGTCCAGGGCGGCTTGGCTGGCGTCGAGAAGGCCTATCGGCCCGAGGTGCTCGAGGCGGCCCACAAGGCCCGCCGCGAGATCAGCCTCGGCGAGGTGATCGTCCAGGCGGCCGTGGCCAATGGCTACGACGGCCCGCGGCGGCTCAACTCGGCGACCCTGCGTCCGATCCTGGCCGCCGGCTGGGCGACCCACGCGATCAGCGGCATCCTGTCCAACACGGCCAACAAGTTCCTGCTCGCCGGGTTCAACTCGGTCGAGTCGGCCTGGCGGTCGATCTCGTCGGTCCGCAGCGTGAACGACTTCAAGACGCTCACGAGCTACCGGCTGAACGGTGGGTTCAAGTTCGACAAGGTTGCCAACGGTGGCGAGCTCAAGAACGCGGCAGCCTCCGAGGAGAGCCGCACGATCTCGGCCGAGACCTACGGCATCATGACCTCGGTCACCCGTACGGACCTCATCAACGACGACCTGTCGGCGTTGACGGCGGTTCCGCAGCGGATCGGCCGCGGTGGTGCCCTCAAGTTGAACGACGTGTTCTGGGCCGACTTCGTGGATGACTCGGCGTTCTTCACGGCCGCCCGCAACAACCTGTCTTCTGGCTCGCTCGCCCTCAGCGTCGCCAACCTCAAGGCCCTGGCTACGCGTTTCCGCAAGCTCAAGGATCCCGACGGCAACCCCGTCGCGGTCGAGCCGCGGATCCTGCTCGTGCCGGTGGACCTCGAGCTCGCTGCTGCCGAGATCATGGGCTCGACCCTGATCCAGAGCGGCAACACGAGCGGCCAGCCGGATCGGAACGTGCTCGCCGGTCGGTATCAGGTGGTCGCCTCGACCTACCTGACCAACACGACCGACTACTACCTCCTCGCGTCGCCGGCGGATCTGCCTGCGATGGAGGTGGCCTTCCTCAACGGCGTCCAGAGCCCGATCGTGGAGACGGCCGACGCCGACTTCAACACGCTCGGCATCCAGATGCGTGGCTACTTTGACTTTGGCGTCGCCAAGGCCGAGTACCTCGCCGGCGTGAAGTGCGATTCGGCGACCTGACCATAGCCCCGGCGGGCTGGTGATCGTGCCGGCCCGCCGGGGGTTCCCACCCACAAACCCAGAAAGCAGGTGATCTAAATGGCTTCTTACGTTTCCCAGGGCGACATCCTCGACCACACGCCGTCTTCGGCTGTGGCCGCTGGTGAGGTGGTCGTGATCGGCGCGATCATCGGCGTGGCCCCCCGGCCCATCGCCGCGAACGCTCTCGGCACTCTGGCGGTCGAAGGCGTGTGGGAGATGCCGGTCGCCACGGGAGCCACGGGTGCCCAGGGCTCGGCCATCAACTGGTACGCGGTGTCGGGCGTGGCGCATGCCTCGACCGGCGTCGCGGCCGGCAAGCTCGCCAAGCCCCGGCTGGTCGGCGACACGACGGTGCATGTGAACATCAACAAGTAGGCCTCCCCGCAACCCCCGGTCGGTGCGCGTCATTCATCCTCCGCGCGCCGCCGGGGCGTTGCGGTGGAAGGTCGTGGAGGTGATCCGTGCCCGACATGCTCGCCATTGGCTCTGCGTGGCTTGCTGGTCAGCTGAAAGCGGCTGCCGGCAGTACCGTCACGTATCGCCGCGGCAGCGACGAGGCCGAGGTCACCGCCACAATCGGGCGATCTGAGTTCGAGGCCCAGTCGCA